TAATTTGATTTACCTGTACTACTATCATATAACATATTCTCAATTTCTACAGCTTTAGTTTTTTTCTTATCAACTTTACCTGTTTTAGGATTTATAACCTGTGGTGAGAGATACTTTTTCATTTTGTTACTGCGCCACCGCCTCTAAGGGCAANNCCCATACCTCGGCCTACAATNCCACCTCCACGTTTAGTAGAAGCTTTCTTTTTATTTTTGGCTCTAATTCGTTTTACTTTTTCACCAGTAGACCTTCCCCATAAATCGGCATAGTCTGGTTCCATTTCTGTAGACTTATCATAACCAAAAGGAAATATTGTGCGTAGGACATCATCGACCTTACGACCAGTGGGACTTACTTTATTATCAAATTTTACATGCTTTGCCCTATTCTTTCTAGCTTTTTCATGACGGTCAAGACTTTTCTTAGCGTCTATATCTACCTTTTCAGGGAGATACTCTTGACGTTTACCTTTAACACCTTCTCGTTGTCGGGCTTTAGCCGCATCCAACTTCTTTTTCATTTTAGCTCTTTTACGTTGAGCTTCGATAGTACCTCGTGTCGTAGCCATTTCTAAATCCTCCAATAGCCAACCCGTTTGGGTTTATGATAATTATCTTCAATTTCATTTATTTGGAAGGCATCAAGTGGGTGATCAATCTTCCATGAATCTTTCATATATAATATAGCCATTACCATTGCATCTACTTGGTCATCATAGGTTGCATGGGGAAAGGCGGCAGCTTCATTAATTAAATCCTGTGCGAAAGGTTTGTTGGGAACCCAGACTCTTCCCGCTTCAAGTATTGGTGTTGAGGCATTAGCTCTAGTAACCTTATCTCTATCAGGGTTATATTCAAGAATAGGCAAGCCAGCCCTTCTCATATCTTGAATAAGAGACTGACCTGACGCTTTCTTCTCAATTATTATAACATCTGGCTCATAACTATCATACATCTCTTGTGCAGTACTACGCAACTCTGGATACTCTAATCTTTCTCTCATGTTACTAAGAAGGATAAGATTAGATACCATAGCTTCTGTACCATAGCTATCTGTCATAACCCTAGTAAATATTCCCCAAGTTTGAATAACAGAATAATCAGCAGTAGTCTTAGCAGAAAAAGCTGTATCACAGGTTTGGATAATAAAGTCACAATCAGGAGGATCATCACTATGTTCCCAAATCTTAAACCAATCCTTTTTAAGGATACCACCATCATCGGGTGTTGGGTCTTGCATATATAGAGATTGCCAGTACTTACTACCGTTTTGTGATCTTATTTCTATTTCATCTTTTTTTAACAACTCATTAGGTTTCCACTCAGGAAAATATGAGGAGCCTACAGGAAGGTCAAGTATATCGGAAGATGCGTCATCCAACCAAGCGGGTATCTTGATAACTTCCCATTCATCAATCTCTATTTGATCTTCTTCATCATCAAAGATAGTTTCTTTTTTTCTTTCCTTTTCTGTTTCCAGAAGCCAGCCACAGATATCATCTTCATGGTATCTCGTGTTTATAATCACGACACTACCATTTGGCATTAAACGTGTACGTAGACCAGCAGGATACCATTCCTTGATATATCTACGGCCAGCTTCTGAAAACGCATCTTCTTCTGACATAACATCATCAAGAAGTGCAACGTGACAACCCCGACCAGCAATCTGTGAACGAACACCAGCGGCTATATATACACCATTCTGATTCGTCTGCCACTTACCAGCGGCACGTACATCAGAACGTAGGGTTGTTTCGGGAAAGATTTCTTTATAAAGGTCTGTATTTACAATATCCCTGACAGACCTACCAAAGTCAGAGGCAAGTTGATCAGAGTGAGACACAGATAGAATCTCATGATTAGCATGGTTTCCCATATACCAAGCAGGAAACATCTTGGAACATATAACAGACTTGGAACTACGAGGGGGAAGAAACACCATTAGACGTTTAAGTTCACCCTGCTCAACCTTTTGTAGCCTATCAGCTAGGACTTCAATATGTTTCCCCATCTTAAAGTCTGCAATAAGATAAGGAACCATAAGTTTAATAAAGGTGAGGAAGTTAGTACGAGCTTTAATAATAGCCTGTTCAAAAAGCTTCTCACGTAATTCTATATGTTTGTCTTTCATTAGTCTATGTCAGGAGTATGGCGAGGGGTTTTCTTACCGCCGCTAAGATAGTTGGGAGTATCACTTTTTCCCACCTTCCACGACTTTAAGCCCCAAAGTGTCTGCAAGACTTTCAATGTCTTTTTCAATTTTATCTTCACTGTCTGAATCAGAGAAATGAGACAATTTAACTTTCTGTTCAGACTTGTCCACAAACATTCCCAAATGTCTCGCAATGGTTTCCATACTACGATTTGCATTTGTGAAATCATTTTCTGACATAGCGTTTTCATAAACGCTTGATACTCTTTCCAAAACTTTATCAGCATTCCAGGCCATCCTTCTCAATGCCTCCTCTCTGAGGTTCTCTAATCTTTTCTTAATCTTCTTATTCGTATGTAAGGTAGCCCAAGCTCTTTGTCTAGTCTTAGAGTCAGTCTTACCAGGAGCATACCCCGCTTGTTTATACGCATGAACTATATCACCTGTTGCCATATATTCCATACAGAACTTTTCCTGGCGGGGGGATAACCCTCCAACCAGTTGAGAACGTGTAAAGAGCTTCAGTCTTTGCGGTGGATTTTCTAGCATTTTCTGTTGTTTCAATCTATAAGTTTCATCAGGTTGATCAGCTTTAGAATAATCCCTTTTCCGCAAAGACTTCTGCCCTGGACTACGGAAGATTCTTCGTCTTAGTTCCTTCCGCATCTCTTGTAAATCCCGACCAGCGGAATTAAACTTGCGTTCATTACATAATTCTTTTATCGTATCACGTAATTTATCTGTAGACCATTCCCCATAAATTATATGAACTTCTCTGTCTAAACCTTCTGTGTAATCTTGATCGGTAACACCCATAATCTATCTAGTATACCATACCATTCTTACGTTGCCTAGATTGAGAAGGGGTTAATTTTTTTCTATGATTGAGGGGAGGTTTTCTGTTACGCCTTCTCGTGGGGGTAGGTTTATATTTATTTTCATTAGATATTTTAAATTTTCTCATAGTTTTTTCCTCTTGACAAGTGGGTTAATTACCCGTATAATTCTAACACTTAGCATAGCAACACTTGCTTAATTTGAAAAGGAGAAATTAACTATGCGTATGTATAACGATATTGTTCCTGAATTTGAGTCGTTTGTTGATCAAATCAGTAACAGTTTTTTTAATTATGAAAACAAATTGTTCCCTGCTTTTGCGGACCAAACACAACGAGTTTACAACCAACTCCCTTGGAATGGGGCTACTCGCCCTTGTGTACACTATGGAGGAGACTACATTGTTACTGCTGATGAAGATAATACCACTAGTTATTACCTTTATTTTTTGATTCCAGGTCATGATGAAACTTCAATCGAAGTTCTTCAGAAAGAAGGCTACCTCATTATCAAAACTAAAGATATCTCACCAGAAGATAAATCTACTTCTCCCTTTACTAATTATAAATATTATAAGAAAGTAAAGCTCACTCATCCTGATTATGAAGTTAAGGAAGCTATTTTGAAAAATGGTATCCTTAGTATCTATATTGAAGATATGAGTGAAGAGAGAGAAAAGATGAAGACCACTACTATAGAAGTTAAATCATCCAAAGATTAATTTATACTCCTCTGGTAATATCTTTATATCTTCCCTAAAAGAGTCAGTTACTATTTCTATAGCCTTTGGTTTTAGTTTGTAGTAATTGGCTCTTTTTATTTTAGCTTTCTTTTGATCCTGTACACCTTTGAATGAAGGGAGTGTTACCTTTGTTTTCTTATATACCTTATTCAATAAAGGACTACTCTTCTCATACGTAAAAACTTCATTGACTTCAGATAGCCAGTTAACTTGGGGAGTGAACCTATAGCCGCAGAAAGGAGCCGTATGGAGATGGTCATAAGCAGGATCATCAGTTAACCATTTCACAAACCCTCTACTCTTTAGCCTGTGCTGTTCCCTAATGGCTTCCTTTGTCTCTTTAATCCC